GCCTCCAGCGTCATACCGCTGACTAAATCGCCGTTGCGTGAAATCAAGGCCGTAACCCGGTTGGAAAAGCCGGTGGTGCCGTTAAACGTCTGTACAATCGACTCCATGGCAAAGTTGGTATGGCGGCGGTAAACCACCTTGAAGTAGGTAATCATAGGGTTGCCGGTTAAGTAAATATCCTGAGCGCCATAGGCTACAAGTTGCATAAGTCCTCCTGTCATATACCTTAACGAAATATTTTTTTTTTTGATGTAAACTAAAACTTAATCCAATAGGGAATAGTTTTATGTTACTGTCTATTACAATTAAAAGCCAGGGGAGTACTATTACAATTAAAATCAAGGGGTTACAATTAAAAGCAAGGGGTTACAATTAAAAGCAAGGGGTTACAATTAAAAGCAAGGGGTTTAAGGGGAGCGCAGGTCCCCTAGTTAGAATAGGCCAGACCACCCATACCCGACATAACACGCAGAACGTTGTAGTTCGTGGCAAATACCTTAACCGTACCTGCCAGACCAGCAGCTCTGGCAGTAAGCTCAAGCTTGGCATTATCAATACGCGAAAAGTTGCATGTACCCGATGGCTGGTGCTCCTCTGGTTTCAAGGCAAATGAGTAAACATAGATGCCTGGCGAAGCCGGGATGCATGTATGGGCCGCAAGAGGCTGAACCTTGTTAAAGTAATCGGCATCGCGTGAGGCAAAACGATCATGACCATTCAACTGGAGCTTAGCAGAGGCCAGTGCCAATCCAATCTCTGGATTTATCATATCTTGAAGACGAATTGTGGCTAAGTTCCCAGCTAATGTTAAAACACGAGCTACCGGTTGGGCAGTACCAGCCGTATAGTTAGCGGGCTGCCGCTGGGCCGTGTTGACCGCAGCCGAGTAAACCCATACAAGCTCCTTAACTGGATGGTTAAAGTTCAATGAAAGAGAGGCTGTCCGGTTAGCCGCGACCTCTACAGACTCCGAGTTTAATTGCAACTGCTCAATCAGGTACTCATGTGACACCTGGGCAAAACGACGACGCTCATCCGTATCCAGGTAAATATAATCAACCCAGAGATTAGCGTCCAATGTGTCGGTGACACGTGCGATGGCGGGTGGTAATAAACCATCCACCGTAAGAGCAATATTCTCATAGGTGTTAAACAAAACGTTTACTTTAACCTCATGATACTGAAGAGCAATCAATGGCAACGCCAATCCAACGTTACGGCAAAACCAAAACTGCAGCGGAATGTACAGCTTGCGCTCCCTTACAGATAAGGTAGCCGCCTCGCCGACTTCCTGAAGACCCTGAGGCTGACCTAATACGTCCTTAGGAAACTGACCAATCATCTGATTGTATCCTGTACGTTTGTCCGCGGGCACCGTTAATTGCGACCAAATCTCCAACCAGTCGGCGTAATGACGATCAATCAGCTGGCCACCAATCTCAACCTCGACCTGCTGAATAAGAAAGTGACCAACATGCTCGGTCCACCGATCAGTTGTAAGAGGTAAGATGACCTCCAGGGTCATTCCGCTGACTAAATCACCGTTACGTGAAATCAAGGCAGTAACGCGGCTGCCCCAGTTAACCGTGCCGTTAAACGTCTGCATAATCGACTCCATGGCAAAGTTGGTATGGCGGCGGTAAACTACCTTGAAGTAGGTAATCATAGGGTTGCCGGTTAAGTAAATATCCTGAGCGCCATAGGCTACAAGTTGCATAAGTCCTCCTGTCATATACCTTAACAAAATATTTTTTTTAGGAATTTAGGGGTCATGGAGGGGACCTGCGCTCCCCTTAAACCCCTGGCTTTTAATTGACCTTTAGGGGCTTTAGGGGCATGCGCTCCCCTTAAACCCCTGGCCTAATTGAGCATTGGACATATATCATAATAAGCCAGGGGTTTAAGGGGAGCGCAGGTCCCCTCCTTTAGTTGGAGTAGGCCAGACCGCCCATACCCGACATAACACGCAGAACGTTGTAGTTCGTGGCGAACACTTTCACAATGCCACCAGCCTTGGCAGCTGAAGCAGCGCGCGTCGTCAAGGTAAGCTGCAACTTGGCGTTATCGATACGAGAGAAGTTGCATGTACCTGAAGGCTGGTGCTCCTCGGGATTCAGGGCAAACGAGTAAACGTTGATACCGGGCGAGTCAGGGATGCATGTGTGGGCATCGAAGGGCTGAACCTGGTTAAAGTAGTAACCATCCCGGCTGGCGAAGCGATCATGCCCGTTCAGCTGCAGCTTGGCGGTGGCAATAGGGTTAGTACCAACAGCGGGTACAGGTGGGTTGAATCTTGAGATCATACCAATAAGTCCAGCTGCTTGCATTATAATAATGTTACCATTTTGGCTTAAACTAAAAATATTAGCTTGTGCATTTACGACGGTCAAGGGCAATCCTAATTGAACGCCAGCAGGTACAACGTTCTCTATAGGAGGAACAGTGTTAACAAATGCAACGAGTTCATTATTTAAAAAGCCGTGGTCTATAAGCGTAAAAATACGAGGGTTAGCCGGTACTACATCAGCCACCTTTGCCGTAATGTCGGCAGTCGCCAACATGTTACGAGGCTTTGTGAACCACTGACCTTGTGCCTCGTAAAACGTAGAGCGACGGGTAGTTGCAGGGAAAGCAGGCGTGACGTTACCAGGGCTCTGGTAACGACCATCTATTTCGGTAATTGTGTTCTCTGTGGGCAAATTAACTGGGTTGGCATCCGTGTAGTTACTCCACTGATCAGCCGTCCGACTCGCACCCGAACGAGCCACCCAAATTAACTCCTTCACAGGGTGGTTAAAGTTTAATTTAATAGGCACCGACGATGTACCAGCACTATACGCTTCCTCATTGACCTGCAGCTGCTCAATCAGGTACTCATGTGACACCTGGGCAAAACGACGACGCTCATCCGTATCCAGGTAAATGTAGTCGACCCACAGGTTAGCCGTCAGCTCGCCATCTGCGGTTCCCTGAACCAAGAGGTTAGCTGAGGTCTCAAACTGAATGTTTACTTTGACCTCATGGTACTGAAGGGCAATCAGGGGCAATGCCAGACCAATGTTGCGGCAAAACCAGAACTGCAGAGGAATGTACAGCTTACGGGCATCCTTGGCTACATCGCTTAAAACCTGAAGCCCAAGAGGCTGACCAAGCTGGTCACGAGCATCCTGACCAATCATCTCACGGTAGCCCTGCTTCTTCGAGGCAGGCACGGTAAGCTGAGCCCAGATCTCAAGCCAGTCAGCGTAATGACGATCAATCAGCTGACCACCAATCTCCACATCGACCTGCTTAATAAGATGATGACCAACGTCATCCGTCCAACGAGCAGCTTGTGCATTTGTCGTAGCAGGCAAGGTGGCCTCCAGCGTCATACCGCTGACTAAATCGCCGTTGCGTGAAATCAAGGCCGTAACACGATTGTTAAATCCAACGGAACCGTTAAACGTCTGTATAATCGACTCCATGGCAAAGTTGGTATGGCGACGGTAAACTACTTTGAAATAGGTAATCATAGGGTTGCCGGTTAAGTAAATATCCTGAGCGCCATAGGCTACAAGTTGCATAAGTCCTCCTGTCATATACCTTAACGAAATATTTTGTAAAAAATATTTCGTTAGTTAAAGCTGAATAGGCACCTGTTTAATCATATTCGTATCCGCAGGACAAGCTGTTTCTAAAACCCGATACTTATAACAAACCCCAGCATCGTCCCGATACGTAATCTTACCCGCATTATCAGGCGTAGGATACATGACAACTACGGTGGGTTTAGGAGCCATTAAATAGGCATAAAATAATCCAATAGCCAAAGCAGCTATGAAATAGACCGGATCTAATGGAAACATTATAATGTATGTTATAGAAAATAATGGGGGAGGGGGACCTGGGGGACCTGCGCTCCCCCTTAACCCCCTTGCCTATATGTGCTCCCCCTTGCTTCATCTAATGCTCCCTTGACTTAATCTGTTGATCACATTTCCTTATCTGTGCTCCCATTGGTTTCATGCTCCTTCCCTTATACTCCCCCCCATGCATATTAGGCCAGGGGGTTAAGGGGGAGCGCAGGTCCCCCCATGCATATTAGGCCAGGGGGTTAAGGGGGAGCGCAGGTCCCCCCATGTATATTAGGCCAGGGGTTAAGGGGGAGCGCAGGTCCCCCATGCATATTAGGCCAGGGGGTTAAGGGGGAGCG